CAAGTTGCCATGACCTCAGAAAAGCCGGGGGACTTTCTTATAGATCCTTCGTCTGTTTTGACATTATTGCCATCACTCCAGACATTAGAAGGAAGTTCCCAAGGGCTAGTCTCTTTAGCAATTCCTACTTGCCCTACTTTTTCAATAGCTACTAATGCCATTATTCTTCCCCGAAATAACTCCCACTAAATTTATTAGATACCATTTCTTTAGCCTCGATAAGACAATTAGGAAGCATATCGTTTGGTGCTATTGTCATCCAGATTATCAAGAAAGGGACTAGAAACCAATGCGCTATTCTTGCGATCCCTACGATAAAACTCACTTAGGATATTTTGTTTTAACTGCCTGACGCTTACCTTCTAGTGAAGTAACCGCAGCCATTCTTTCTTCAACCACACCTTCCCAGAGAGCTACTGTTAGTTCTTCTATAGATGGGTATTCTGCTTTGCGCTTTTCGTCGTAAGTGCGTGTATCTGGGCCGGGATCAGGCTCTACATAATGGAATGCACCGTCGTATGTTCCGCCGATACGTGTATCATCTGTAGCTTCAACTATCTCAGAACCCTCTACGGAGAACGCGGTCTGGCCATCCCAAACAACAATGTTTTCTACCACACCACTTTTTACTACTGCATAATTTGCCATCTTATTCTCCTACTTATAGAGGTAAATCACTACAATACCTACAGCACCTGCTGCGCCGGGTAATGATGTTGCGCTTGCGGCACTCCCTCCACCACCTCCTGATCCCGGAGCTAAAGAAACTTGGGCTGCATCAGCAGTCATACCGCCAGCACCACCTTGACCCCAATAACTTGCAGCGCCCTGTCCATGTACTTGCCCACCACCACCAGCAATATTTACATCACCACCGCTCGGGGTCGTTGCAATAACATTCTGATCATTAAATTGTCCTTTCTGACCAGCAGGCCCAGTTAGGGTAGTAAATGATGTTCCACTTGTTGATGCTACAGTTACATCTGCCCCGTCAGTCCCATCTGTGCTTCCAGCGCCACCAGTTCCAGCGGCTCCAACAGTGATTTGAATAACGCTACCAGCAGCAAGTGCTAATTTCTTTATAACTGTTCCTCCAGACCCGCCCGACGTAGAATTGTAAGAACCACTTGAACCACCACCCCCTCCACCTGATCCAGTAACATAGAATAGCTGCTTTGTTATGTCGGCTGGTATCGTATATGCTTGTGTGCTAGTAAATGATACTACATCATCAAATCCAGCAGCAAACCCAGTCGCAGTTCCACTACTCGCATTTATCGTTCCAGCAATGGTTAATGTCGCACTAGCTGGTATGGTGAACGTATCTGAGGCATCTCCTAGAGTTACATCTGTTCCTGATCGAGGAGAGATTTTGTCAACTTTAACTTCGCTCATAATCCAAAAGCCTCCTGCACTTCTTCTGATGTTAGGCCAAGAGCCTCAAGTTTTGATTTAACGGAGTCTAACTTGTTTTGTTTAGCTATCGCATCTGCCTCTGCTTGGATAGCTAACGCTGCTTGTTTCTCTGTAATTTGTTCTGCCGTGATTCCGTTAGGATTTCCGTCATGCCAAATTACCTCATCTCCATGCACAGAAACTTGCGCCGTGGGGTCTAAAGCAACGATTGCTATAATAATATCAATCATGAGCTTAACTCCATTACAGTAAACACAACACGTGCTGGTGTAAGATTAAACCAGCCTTGTCCAGCAGTTGTTTTATAAAACACAGCGTAGGTGGTCGCGCTGACAGTTGCTGGTGAATGTACCATCTGAGCGCTATGCGGGTCTTCACCACTGGTGTAATACTCCCACGACTCATAAGGACCAGTATCCGAAACTTCAGACCCTCCAACATAAAATGTGGTATCTAGATTCAAATAATTAGTGTCTCCATCCATTGAGCCGCCACTGAGGGTTAACAAGAATCTACTTGATGTTGATGCTGGGGTTATGGTTATTGTCAAACCACTAGCAACATAACTTGTGCTAGTTGTGCTAACTGATGTGTTTAGATTATCTTCAAGAACCTGTAAGACCATTCCAGTAGTTAAACCAGTTACAGTTGCTCCAGTTACGTCAATAGTCCCATTAACATCTAGCGTTGCGCCACTAGCTATATCAATCTCTGCACTAGCAGGGAGTTGGAAGACATCAGAAGCATCACCAAGTGTTACTGTCGTACTTGTTGAGGGGGATATTTTATTTGTTTTTACTTCGGATGCCATCGCTATCCTCCTGTGATACTGGCTATTTCAGCATCGTTTAGGCCGAGTGCCTTTAGTTTTCCAATGGCGCTTGATTTTGTTTCGGCTGCGGCTACTTGTTCTGCATCCCAAGCCGCTTGTCCTACTGCAATTTCTGATTCCGATGGTTGAGGTTGATTGCTCAACCACTCCATTTGAATTCCTTTACCATCTCTATCATCGTACAATCTGAAGTCAACGAGAGATTTAAAACCTAAATGTTTCAATGCTTTTGCTGTACTCATTTTATGCTCCTATCAATAACATTCCAAACATATACGTTACGCAATCGTTAGCGTCATATTGCCTTATTGTGGCCGAACCAGAAGGAAAGTCCATGTAAACTTTCATTTGCACATAATCTGTATCATTCAAATCAACAATAGTAGTTCCACCGAAGCTATTTAAATGCTGCACCCCATCAGTATCCTCTGATCCAAAAAAAGCAATAGATGTTGTATTCTTAAATAAATAAACCCACATTGCGGCCTGAGAACTAGGATCAAAATCAGCATAAACACCAATTAAATATTTACCAGCAGTGCCGGGTATCCCCTTATAATTTGTTGTATCCCATGTGAATCCAGTATCAAACTTCACATCATCTAACTCTACAATAGTGATAGCAGCATCGGGTATTGACTGTGTAGAAGAATTGATTCCTACATGCCATGCTGGGGTGTTTTCTCCAGAAGCACCAAGAGTTACAGACGCATCAGGAAAAGTAATAGTCCTGTCCGCAGTCGGATCAGTTATAGCAAACGTAGTCTCAAAAGCATTTGCCGTAGCTCCCTCAAAGACTAGAGGAGAGCCAGCAGGAGTCTGGAATGTTGCTACACCATCCTT